CACTCCATAGGCACGGTATCACTGCCCAGACGGGGGCAGCCGGTCAGGGTGACTGCAATGTTGCCCTTTCCCTTGTCGGTCGTCTTCAGGGTCAAACCGCCGGTGGAAAGTGCGTTCATCAGACGGACAGCCACATAGCCACCGTCAATGGTGTCGCCGACCCACCAGATGTCCTTAAAGTCACCGGTGCTTTCAGTGGGGTCCAGTGTCATGCGGGGCGTGACCTTTTTTTCTGCCACATCGGCTGCACCGAGGGCCAGCTTGATAACGTCAGTGGTTGCATTCAGAGCCGTAAAGGCCAGCGTGCAGTCGTAGTCCTCGATCTGCATCAGCTCCGCGGTGTTCTTCTGGGCGTTGTCCACGTCCGCGCCCAGATCGGTGAAATTTGCCTTGCAGGTCGCGGTGATGCCGCCGGTGGTGGCGGTGATGATGTCTGCATCCTGCACTTCGGCCGCGCCGGTCACGTCAAACTTGCTGACCACGATTCCGGAATTGAACTGCATGGACTCAAACGCTTTCTGCGAAATTTTGGAAAATTTTCTTGCCATATTGCTCCTTTACTCACGGTATAAGCCGTGTAAGTTCAAAAATAAGGTATTCGCACAGATACCCTTCAGGCGTGTTGTTGAGTGGCTGTGCCCATGGGGTGCCTTTGCACAAAAGAATAGCGCCGCCCTCGCATTTGATGGTCAAGCCATTTGCGAGGGCCGCGCTGATCGTATCCTCGGTTTGCAGGATGGGGGCCCTGCCGCCCTTGCTTGGGTACCATAGCCGGGCGTGGAAGGATGCCGTTTCATTCCACCCGCCGGGGATGGTGGGCTTGTAGGTCAGATAGGGCAGTGAAGCGGCAGGAGGGATGTTATCTTCCAGATAACCCGGGATGCCAAAGCCGTTGAAAAACGTGTTCAGCGCCCGGTTGATGCTCTCAGACGGTCCCATTACGGCAGCACCGCCTTTTTGCACTTGACAGCCCGCAGTCCCATGCCGGATTCCGGCGGGGCTTTGCCCTCATCTGCTGCGCTGGTGATCTGGAAGGTCTGGCCGTCGCTCACCCGCTTGATGTAGTCCGGGAAGGTCAGCGGCACACCGGTGTTGACCAGCAGGGTATAGGTGGATGCGGTGTCAGCCTGCTCTGCCACCTGAGCTTCCACGGTTGTGTCGTGGCGCTCCACGGCCTCAAACTTGGGGCCGTCCTTCCAGCCGGAAACAAAGCCGCCCACGCCGTCCGGCTCATAGCTGCGGGTCTGAAAACGGTATTTTTGGGTAAAGCTCTGCATCACGGTGGATGCAGTGAACGCGTTGACCATGTCACATCTTCCTCCAATGATTGATCTCGGATTTATAGCGAGTCTTGCCGTCGGCAGGCAGGCCGTCCGCGCCTGTAGCCATCGTGCCGGACCACCCGGCAAAGGACTGGGACACATACACGCCGCCGGACGGGAGCGCCTTGTCGTATGCGTCAATCTTTTCAGCCAGCGCCACGAAGTCAGGCGGCACGCGCATGGGCTGTACCGTCCCGGTGAAGGTCTCGGCGGTCAAATCGCCGTCCCCGGCCTTGTGCACGCCGTCGTTGAAGATGGATCCGCACACAAGGAAATACTGCCCCGGCACTACCCCGGCGGGCACGGTATCCGGCTCAAAAGCAAACTCCCCGGCAACGGGGTCGTCCGCCCGGTCAAAAAAATTGTGCGTGTAAACGCACAGCTCTGGGACGGTCATGGGGCGTCCTCCTTACAAAGGGGCGATCACTCGCCCGGGGTAATGGTCTCGACAGCGATACCGTCCAGATACTCAGCAAACAGGGTCACGCCCATAATGGCGTAGCTCTCGGAGGTTGCGGTGCTGTAGTTTGCCTGAGTGTGGAAGCCGATGAGGTTGCTTGCCTCGCCTGCGGTCCGGTAGACCAGACCTGCGCGGGCAAACTCGCTATCCGCAGGATCCACATAGTACATGACGATGTTGTCTACCGGGGTGGCAATAACCTTTCCCTTCGCGATCTCACTGTCGGACAGCAGGAAGATGGTGTTGTAGCCCATGAAGTCCTTGATGTACTGGAAGCCGAACTGGTTCTGCACGGTGATATTGGCATTGCCCAGATAGTCGTACACGTCCATCACGTTGACAAAGCCAACAACGCCGGTCACGGTGCGATGCATGGTCTTGAACTTGTTCTCGACCGCGCCCTTGGCATGTGCCAGCGCCATCTGGAAGGTCTTGGGAGTGCCCTTCAGGGTGCCGGTGTTCAGGAACTTGTAGAACTTATCCGTTACCAGAGCGGTCAGGTCGTACAGGAACTCATCATCGGTCTTCTGCACGGCGACATCGTAGCCGTAATTCTGGATCGCCTCAAGGGTGACAGACTTGCCGTACTTGTCGATGGTGATCTTGCCGTACTCCTTCTCCTTGACGGTGTACTTGCTGAACGGGATCTCTTCGCCCTCGCCCACGGTGCCGCTCTGCAGGGTGCCCTGTGCATACTTGCTTTTGAGCACGGTGCCAGGCTGCATCCGGATAGGGCGCATGATGCCCAGAATGGTGCGCAGATGGTCCCAGTTGCGCTGGAAACGGGTCACAAAGTCGATTTCACGCGCGGCTACGGTGATATCGGTGGTCATGGTGATATTTTCTTTTGCTGCCATGTATTAGTCCTTTCCGCCGCCTGTAAACAGGTCGGCATTTGCTGCAATGGCCGCCTGGCGCTCGCCGGCGTCCTTGATTGCAAAAATTTGGTCTTTGGTCATTTTGGAACCGGCGTTTGTGGGCGGGTTGTCCACCTTTGCGCCGGTGGTGGTCGTAGTGCCTACGAAGTCGCTCCAATCGGCTTTCAGGCTGTCGGTGTGCTTCTTGGCGTCCTTGACCTCGCCCTTTTCGTCCAGCTCCAGCTTGTCGATATCCTCGCCAGACAGCCGCACAACGCGGTCTGCATACTTGTCCAGCACCCCGGCAGCCTTCAGCAGCTCCCGGAACTTGGCTTCCTTGGCTGCGTGGGTGTCCTTCTGGGTCTGCTGGGCTTTGTAGTCGGTCAGCGCCTTTTCAGCGGCCTGCTTGCCGCCGTTGGCTGCGTCCCGGTCCTTTTCGGCCTGTGTGCGGGCTGCTTTTTCTTCATCCAGCTGGTTTCTGAGTCCGTCCGTCTCCTTGTGCAGGGCGTCCAGAATGGCTTCGACCTTGTCATCGTTGGAGGTTTCGGGGTTCTCCAGAATCGTGCGGATGTCAGCTCTTTTGAGTGCCATGTAATAGTCCTTTCTGCCCTTGCTCGGGCTGCCATGCTTGGCAATAAGTTATTTGCCGGACGTGCTGCCGGTGTGGTGCCGCCTGCGGGGCTTGAACCCACGGCCCCCGGATTACAAATCCGGCGCTCTGCCAGCCTGAGCTAAAGCGGCATAAAAAAGCGGCTGACGCTGTGCGCCAACCGCTGAGTATTAAATTTTACGGCCTTGTTTCCACGCTTGGCAAAACGTCCGTGTGAAAATAGAGCTTGTAGTGGTACGGATCGGTATGGGTGCCGGTAATGTCCTCCACCACATACATGGTGTAGCTGTTGAGGTAGATGTAATTTTTGCGGTAGGTGTCCGGGCCAATTTTCACAGTGCAGACCAACTCGTTGTCCGAGTTGGTGGAAATGGACATATAGCCCTCGGCCTCCATGATGACCTTGTCCGTGCGGGCGTTGTAGACGGTGATCTTGCGTTCGCTCTCAAAATAGTCGGCCTGCTTTGAGATGTTGGCGTTCGCCTTGTCTGCCTCAGAGCAGCCGCACAGAAGCAACACTGCCAAAAGCGTAATTGCTGCAAAAAACTTTTTCATGTTTATTCTCCTTTGCGAAAATCCAAGCATTCTTTGATAACAGCTACCTCTTCTTTGCTGAATATCGGCTTATCCGCGTCAACCGATACCGTTATCTCAACCTTTGCTTTACCCTCGCCATAAACCAAATCGCAAAGGGCTTGCAAGTTTTTAGTGGCTTCTTTTCCTTCCTCTAAAAACTTTTTCCTCAGCACTTCTTTTTCTCCGCAGCTCTCGATTGTTAAGAGCTTCTTTTTGGTTTCCTCAATATCTTTTTCTGCCTGTTCTGCAATAGCAAGTCCTCTTTCTTTGAGAAAACAATGCATTGTGAGCAAATCTTCAAGTTTCTCTTTTTCTGTCATGTTATTCTCCCTTCTCCGCTTCTTCCACCGCAATCTCTCGCAGCTCGTCAATGTGATTCTCCACCGCCGGGCGGAGGAACGGACGGGGAGCCATGCCCCGGGTAAAGTGCCACTTGCCGTTGAAGTCTTTCCAGACCCACGGCGTTTTGCGTCCGTTGCCCTTCTCGGCAAAGATGCCCGTTCCCAGCTCCACATACACGCTGTAAAAGAGATTTGACCCGATGGTCACGGTCTTTTTTGCGAGGTCGAGGGCAAAGGTCAGGCTCTGCTTGAGCGCGCCGCCCACGTAGCCCTCAATGCCCGTGCTGTCTGCCGTGCCTGTGGGCACAAGAAGCTGGGCGTAGTCCTGCACCTTCATGCCCCAGATGGTCAGCACCCGCTCCGCCCACGAGTCCAGCGCTTCATGCAACTGCGGGGTGTTGTCGGTGAATTTGATGTCGTAGTTAAAGTTCATGGTTTACCGAACTCTCCACGTCTTGGAATTTTTTCTTGCGCGGTAGTAGGTCTTTCCCTCAAATGTCACTTCAAGTGCACCCCTGTCCATTGCAGAACCCAAAACGGAAGAAAGCGACTTTGTTTCAGCTGCCTTTTTGTTTGCGGTTGACTTTTTCTGCACATCCTTCATAAAAGAATTGACGTTTTGCCGTTTCTGTGCCGTGTTATCCGCCGCCTTTTGCACCTGACTCTGGTTAAACCTTGCAGGGCCGGAAACATATGGATTCGCAACCTTCGTCTGAGCCTTTAGCTGTTCCGTTGTCAGTTCATGCAATTTATCCAGTGCCGCCGCTTTTTCCTGCTGAGTAAGATTCGACTGTTGGATTTTCTTCACGTTCGCTTCATACTCGCGCTTTGTTGCATCGCCAGCATCAAACAACGAAAAATCATTCGATCTTCTCACCAGCGTACTATCCAAACTTTTTGCTCCATTTGCGCCGCCGCCCGCTCTCGCGGAGTTGCCCGAACCTCTTTTACTCACGGTAGTGCCTCCTTTCGTATTGAAATGGCTTGATTTTGGTCACGTTCCAGTCAAATTCTGCCGGGCATTTCCCATACCACAAAATGCTGCTCGGCTGCAGCACTTCCAGCGCCTTGCGGCAGTGCTTGGCGAAACATTCCGCTTCGTATGGGTCAGACTGCGTTCCGTGGCTGGAAATGCTCACGATAGCGTTTCTCGGTTCCCCATCAAAGCACCAACCATAGCTTTGCTCGCCGCACCAGCAAAGCGTTGGAATGACGTGGATGCCGTGCGCCTGCCAGTATGCAGCCAGCCAGTGCTTTTTGTAGTGCATGAAAAGCTGCACCGCAAGCGGCATATCGCTGTAAAGTGAAAAATCCGGCGAACATACCGCACCGAACTGCTGCAAAAGCGGGATATACTTGTCAGGGTTGTTCCAGAACCGTTCAAACTGATAATCGTCCTTGTAAAAATGCACGCCTTTTGTGGCCTTGTCTTTGGCTGTCAGCGCATAATTGACCGGGATCCATTCCAGCTTGTCAATGCGGATGTCCGTTTCCGGCTTGATTTCAGGGATGCCATACTTGCCAACGCCCGGAAAAATCATTTTCTCGGTGTTTTCCATCGGCAGAATCACGGTTCATCCCTTCTTTCTCTTGCGTTCCTCCGCCCACCACATTTGCTCTTTCTCTTTGCCGCCCTTGGATTTATACCACTCGGTGTAATCCATGACGGGGGCGGTCTCTTTGGTCACATTGTCCCTCTGCATGGCGTTCTGCCGGGGGTACTTGCCCAGCGCAGAGGACAGCGCACAGCGGCAGTGGTAAACCATCTCCGGCGCTGCGTTTGGGTCTCCGGGGCGCTGAATCTCGTATCCCATGACCTTGAACGGCTCGTCAAGCTCTGCCGTCTGCTGGTCAAGCAGGCGGTGCATTTCACGGGTGCGGTAGTCGTGGGTGGAGTTCCAGCGCTTTTTTACCTCGATGCCCAAAGCCTGGGCGTTGCGCATCTGCTGTAAAGCCCCGGCGTTCTGGGCGCTGGTAAGGGCTGTGATGGCGTTGTTCATGGCCCAGTGGATCTCCGTATCAGCCATGCCGTTGACGGCCTGCACGGCGATGTCGTGGACGCTCTTGCCCTGCACGATGCCCTGCATGACGTATCGGTTGAACACCCGTGCGTCATAGGTGCGGTTGCTCTCGCTCTTAATGCGCTTGTTGGGTACCATGCGGGGGTTCTCCTTCAGCAGGAGCTTGACCGATTCGGTGTTGTACAGGGTCAGCCCGAACGTCACGCCTGCGGCCTGTTCCAGCTCGTAGAACGCCCAGTTTGCGCCAAAGGAAAAGATGTTGTATTGTTCATCTCGGGCAAGCTTGTAGGCCGTCTGCTGGGCCGTGGTGCAGGTCTGGGTGATGCCGTCCAGCTTGGCCCGCATCAAATCAGATTGAAAGACCTGATTTTGCAGCCAAATGCGGTAATCCTCTTCGGTGATCTCGCCCGCATCCAGCTGCGCCCGCTTGCGTTCGTCCAGCGCTTTGTACTTGGCTAAAAACTCGGCCAGCTGCTCCTGCATCTCCCGGCGGGCAGTGCCGTATACCCGGAGGATGCGGCGGCGCAGGCGGTTCAGCTGGCGGGTAGAGATGCGGTCACGGTCAGAAATCACGTTTCATCACCGTCTCCCTCCCCCTCGCCCACGGTCTCCCGTGTTGCGCTCTCAGCCATCAGCGCGGCCTTGGCCTGCTCCTTTTGTTCCGGGGTGAGGTTGGGCAGCAGGTCGATGGCCATGTCCTGTCCGATGATGGCGGCCTCGGAAATCACCATGCTGACCTGCTCAGCTGTGTTGGTGATCTTGCTGCGGTTGAATGTCGGCATAGCGTTTTCAAAGCCAGCCAGTGCGCAGATCTGCCGGATGAACGGCTTGACCTGCGCCTCGAAGTCGTCCGCGTTCTGGTTCAGCGGTTCATAGGCTGCATCCAGATGGTCGTTGGTGCTGTCCGCACTGACGCAATGCACGTCCAGACCGCCGAAGTCTTCATACACCCGGGTGTGGAGCAGCTCCAACAGAGCCTGCCGGGCCGTCACAGGGATCTCGGTGGTGTAGGGGGTGATCTTGCCGCCCTCGCTGGTGTCTGCGCCCGCAATGTGGTACAAATTCAGCTTGACAAGGAACTCCTGCAGCTCGTCGTCCGTCATGCCGTTGAAGTTCTCGCACAGCCAGTAGATCTGCGAAAAGTCCTGCAAGTCATTGCAGAAGCCGGACATCACCAAATCGGTGTTGTCGATGTAGGCTTTCAGGCCCACAAGGGTGCTCTGGTGCAGGTCGGAGCCCCACAGCGGCACAATGGGAAGGGCGCTGTAGTTTTCGCCCTCCACGCTTTCCAGCCCGCCGCCGGGTGTGGTGACAGTCACGCTCTTGTATGCCTGCTTCTTCACGGTCTCCTGCATCGTGCTGTCGATTTTGCTTTCCATGTACTCAGTAAAGCCGTCCTCCTCATACAGGATATAATGCATATCCGTGTCCGGGTTCAGCCTCCAGAAGCGCACACCCGCCTGCAAAAGGCCTGTCTTTTCATCGTACAGGGGAGCGAACTCGGTCAACTTGAAAACCACCAGATGGTCGTTGTTCCAGAAGCCAAAGCTCTCGCCGTGGATCAGGGCGAAATATCCGGCCTTCTGGATCTGCTCGTCAAAGTTCTGCCCCAGCCTGTCCTTGTCCACGCCATCGTCCGCAAAGACCACGCCGTTGCCGAGGGAGTAGGTCGCTCTCTGCTTGTTGAGCCTCCGGAAAAGATTGCTCTTGACCATATCGGGGTGCGGGGTGTCCTGCCTGGTGTTTTTGGATAGGCGTTTCAGCATCAAAGCGTAAGCCTGCGCAAAGCGCTCAGCTCCCGGGTTTTTCTGGGCATCGTACAGGTCGGCGTTCAGCGCCATCTTGTACGGCTCGGAATCGCAGTGCTGCTGCACGAAGCGCCGGATGAAATCAGGCTGTTCCCCGGCGGCTTGCGCCTGCTGGAAAGTCTGGAATGTGTATGTAGTGCTCAAAATCAATCCCTCAGTTTTACAAGGCGCTTTGTGCGCACGAAATAGCGGATAGCGTCCATGCAGTGGTCATTGACCTTCAGCACGGTGTCGTCTTTATCCGGATCCCAAGCATACACGCCGAACTCTTCCAGCGTGTGCTTGCAGTCCTTGTATATTTTCAGCCGCCCGGTCTGCAGCATGGTCTGCACGTCCAGAATGCCGCTCAGGACGTCGTTGTTTGCAGGGGTTTGGGTAAAGCCATTCTTGCGCAGCTCTGTAATCAGGGGCAGGGCAGAGGGGTCAACGATGATCCTCTCCGGCTTGAGGCCATTCAGCCACGCCTTGAGGTCTGTGACGTACTCGCCCACGGTCTTTTGACGCTTCTGTTCGCGCCCGCTGTAGTAATACTCGCGGGTCGCTATCCATGTGCCGGTGTCCGACTGCATCTGGAACAGCAAAAAAACCGTTGCGTTCTGGGTGCCAAAGTCGCACGCCACATAGGCGCTCTTTGGAGACAGCGCCGGAAGCTTGTCAATGACGTGCTTTTTGCGGTCGAACATATCGTAGACAAGGCCCTCGGCCACCGTCCACAGACCCAGAATGAAACGCTGATAGAAAACGCCGCTGTACTGGCTGCGGTATCTGGCCTTGATGTCCTCGGAAAGTGACAGGTTGTCGTCCATCGTGAAATGGAGATACATCATCTTGCGGGAACGGCACTTGCGCACCCACTCCAGATAAAACCAGTGTTGTGGGCTGCCCGGGTTGCAGTTGAACCAGAACTTTGACCCGGTGACAGAGCAACGAGCCGTGGCCTGATTGACGAAGCTCTGCGGCATCAGGGCCACCTCGTCGAAGAACGCCCCGGCAAGGGTGATGCCTTGGATCAGATCCTGACTGCTCTCGTCCTTGCCGCCAAAAAAGTAAAATTCGTTGGTTCTGCCGCCATTGCTGACGGTCATGCAGTTTTCTGCCCGATGTTCCTTTACGTTGTAGCCACGGGCTGCAAGCTGCTGCTTGAGCGTCCCCAGCACGTTGCGCCGGAAGCTGGCAATGGTCTTTCCGCACATGGCAAACTGCTGGCCGTTGTAGCAGGTCATAGCCCACTGGACGAACGAAAAGCTCATGGCAAAGGTCTTGCCCGAGCGAATAGCGCCATCGGCAATGATGCCGTTGTAACCGCTGTATGCGCTCTGTGGTGTCCACCAGCTCAAGACCTGCTTTTGCCGCTGGCTGAGGGCTTTCCAACGGAATCCGTTACTTTTCCGCATGGTCGTCCTCTTCCTCTGGCAGCATGTCTACATCATCCGGCGGGCTGAGGTCTGCGGCGGCGCTCAAGGCCTCAAGCAAGCCATCGTCCGGGGCTTCTATGCCGCTCTGGTCTCCCAGCATAGCAAACTTGTCCACGATGGTGCCAAACGCCGTGGACAGCTGCGGCAGCGTTGCCTCTGCGATTTTGTCAGGGTCTGCCATCGCCTGAAGGTACAGCCCGAGAAGATCCTGTGCTTCCCCGCGCTTGCTGCCTAAGTAGGAAAGCATGTCCTGCGCGTTCTGCTCTTTTTTTAAGGCGCACAAATCCGCACACTTGGGATTATCTTTCACGATTTTCCGCACGGTGCTTTCTGCCACGTCGTTCAGCTTTGCGGTCCTGGCGTAGCTCTGCAGCTGCACATAGTCAGCAATGATCTTCTTTTTTTGTCTGTCTGTCAGCCGCTTCGCACTCACCGCCACCACCTCTCTAAACTCACGCAAAAGAAAAACCGCCCGGAAATCCGAACGGTCAGAATATCGAATGCGCCGCCAGCTGGATTTGAACCAGCACCCACGGAATGGATGTGCGCAGTGGTTGGCTGTGCAGTGATGTTCCCGTGGTGTCACCAACGTTGTCCCGCCTTAAATGGGCGGCGCTCTTCCAATTGAGCTATGACGGCATATAAGCAGCGCCCGTGCATTCAGTTCGTTGGACAGGCGTCAAACGGTGGGCGCTGCTGCATCCGGAACTTTCGCGGCCGGATGCCCCGCTATTGCGCGGCCTCCTCATAGGACACGCAAGCACTCCGGGCAGGCCTCGAACCTGCAACCTTCGGTTTTGGAGACCGACGCTCTACCAGTTGAGCTACGGGAGTATAAAAGCCGCCCTTGGAATCGAACCAGCCGTGCCTACACACACGCACCGCGCTCCACATTGCGCTCAGGCGGCCATATAGCAAATAAAAACAGCTCCGGTTCGCCGCCGGGGCTGTTGGTTGGCGCACATCCTGTCAGGAAAGCTACACCTTGGCAAGGATTCTAAGGCCTTTTCTTGGCACGGGAGGTTGCACGTGCGGCCTTGCGGGTTGTCTAGTCCATGCGCCATACGGTGCGATACGGCGGAATCGAACCGCCTCCTGTCTCTCATGAGCGGCAGGCTGCCTTTGTGTCAGTGTATCGCATAGAAGCAGCCCGCGAAACGTGAAGAGAGAACAAAGCCCGGTACCTGCAAGCAGAAAAGGATGAAAATGCCAAGAAGGGACACGTTTCGGAGGCTGCGTGGCAAGCGTCTCACCGCTTTCGGCGGTTCCGCTTATACCAATTTTACCACATCTCACATGTAACAACAACAACGACAACATGTAAGAAAATTACATAAATTGATTCCAAATCTGCGCAAGCTGCTTGCATCCATCCCGCACATACAAAGAAACGCGGTTTTCGTTTGGCAGACCAAGACTGCGGGCCACGACGACCTGCTTTTGGTTCTGGACGTAGTAGCCATACAAGCATGCCTGCATCATGTCGCTGCTTTTGGTGCCTGCAATGTACTTGATTCGGCGCTTTGCTTCCATCCGCAAAACTTCGAGCTCGGCTTGCAACTCTTGCATCTTGCGCTCCTTTTCGTCTGTTTCCTCGGCACAAAGCCCGATTTTGTCTCCATGCCCGGATCCGCCGGGCATTCCGGTCATGCTGGCGGTGCACTTCGTGGCCTTGTCGTGCGCCTGCCGGATGTCCAGCTGGATACGGTCAATTCGGTCGTCCATAGCCCGAAGCTGCTTAAACCACGACTTGACGGTGTGGTAATCCACGCCGCCGTCCGACTTTAGCGTGTCAGTGTCAGGTGTCCATGTGCGGGTCATTGGTAAGTCACCTCATCAGGGTCTTTCCCGGCAAGAAGGTCGGAAAGTTCAGTGTTGAGCGTATCTGCAATCTTTCTTGCCGTTAAAATTGCGACAGGCTTATTGTTTCGCGCTTTCCAAACGGCCTGACGGTAGACACCCCGCTCAACAAGATCATTTGTTTTCATGTTAAGCCTTGCCATTTGAGTGATGACTTTTACTCGGTCGAACATGACCGCATTCGATTTTTTCATCGTTATTCCTCCATTTCTTCAATCTCAATTTCCACCCTCGGGTTCTTCCGGTCGAGCCCCACCCGGCTTCCGTCGTGGGCTGCCACGATCTTGCTGTTGTCGTCCTCCAGCACGCGGGCTTTCACCAGAATGTCCGTGGTCGCCTCGATGAGGTTCGCCAGATCGACCCGGCGGGCGGTCTTCATGTAGTACACGCACCTCACGTTCACGCGGGCAGAGATGGGGCTGCGCGGCCTTTTGATTTGCCGCAGGCAGTCTATCTCATAATCCACATAAGCCTTGCTGGGGGCCACGAATGGGGCACCAGCGCGTGTGCGGAGAATGCGGGCAGAGTTTTTCTTTGTGCGGGGGTCACCGTAGATAATTAGACGCATTGGTCGCCGCCTCTTTTGTGCTCCATCCAGAACGCATTGTTCATGCGCTTGCAGGTCGCCTTATCTTTTTGCGCTTTTCGGCCTTTTGCAATGCGTTCGCAGAGGTCGTAGTAGTGCTTTTGGCAGTAGTTTTTACCTGGAATCGCCATGCTGTCACACCACTGGCATTGGCCTGTCTCCTTGAAATGGCGAGAATGTTTTGAATGCCATTCTCTGTCCCATCTGCGATATTTGATAGTGCATTCTGAGCACATTGTCTTTCCGCTTTCTGCTTTACGTTTACCGCATCGAAAACACATTCCGTTGGCTTTTAACTGTTTTCTGCGTTCCTTCTGGTAAGAGTTAACGTGTGTCCTGTCTTGGTTCTTGCGCCTGATTCTGTCCGTTTCACGTTGTTTTTCAAGGCATTCATCGCACAGTACTCTGCCGGGAGAAGCCTTTGCATGCCTACATACCGGGCAGATTCTATGCTCTTTGTACCACACGTAATCCTCATGGTTTGGCATGAGCTTCACTCCCATTCAACATTTTCAGCACATCATCTGCTGCTCGGTAGCCCATCACGCCACCATGACCAAGTATGGGTTTGCCCATCACTTCCAGCAGGCCTTCCGCCCATCCGTAGGAAGCAGGTGTACATATTGCGTCCCAGCGGTACTTTCCATTTTCCGTTACAACAATCTGTTCTCCGCCCATGTATTCGCGGTCGTAGGTGTGTTCGATGCCCATCTCCGTGAGGGCGGCGTCCAGTTTTTGCATTTCAGTCATTTTTTCATCATCCCCTCCATTGCCATCTTCTCGCACTGCTTTTCAGTTTCCCTGCGCTGCTGGTCATACTCAAACAGCATATCTGCGTACTCATTGCCCACCCGGCGGATGGCCGTTTCCAGCATCTCCGTCACAAGGTCGTGGTACTTGTCCGCGCCCTTGCGGCTGTTCTTGGCAGCTTCCCGGGCTTCCCACAAGTCGGCGAGTTTGTCCCGCCTGTCGGCGGTGATCTCGCCATAGCCGTAGGCATCCTGGATCTGCTCCATGCTTTCCCAGCCTTCCAGCTCAGCAAAAGGGTCAGCTTCAGCCTTTGCCATGCTGCGGGCTTTGGTCTTTTTCTTGACGTACCGGGTCAGACCGTCCTGCATCACGGCGCGGGCATCATCCATCGCCTTTCGGATGGCCTTGATCTCCCGCTCTTTCTTGAGCTGCCCGGGCTGGCTGGCCCACTCGGCCATCAGCTCGGATTTCGTTTTCGGTTTCATGTTCTTCCTCCGTTCTCACAGCTTCCCGAATGCGCAGTCTGGCAAGCTCAGTTTTCGCATACCACAGCTGCCAGTTGCCAAACCATCCCTTGTGGAGCAGTTTCCCGCCGTAATAAACAAGTTCCTGTCCCATCAGGTGGTCGAGAGAGACGATGTAAGCGCCGGGCTTGTACCTCATTTGCTCACCCCCTGAAATAAGCTTGTCTGTTCCGCCACCGGCATGATGTACTCCGCCCACGGCCTGCGCAGTGGATCACTGCACCAGAGCATTTTCTCCTCGTTCTCGGTCATGTGCTTTGCAAGCCGGGCGGCTTCTTCAGGGGTATAGAACAGCCTGCGTCCGATGTCGCTCAGTGGGTAGGAAAACGGTGTCAGGTACCCGCCCGCATTCTTTCCCGTCAGCCGAATCTCGGTGTAACCGCCCTGAAAATAGCCGGTCACACGGGCTTCACGCACCACATATTCCATCAGCGGTCCCGCGCGGGTCTTTTCGTAGTACAGGTGTTCCAGCACATGCCACATGGGCGTACCGATGGGAGGTTTCTTGGTTCTCACCGTTTTCTTCCTCCCATCCATCCTTCTTTGTCAAAATCGTTGCGGCTGATCCGCTCCGCCGCGTGGTTTCCGTTGGTGTAGATGCGCTGCGCTTTCAGTTGACGCTTGTACTCGGCGTACTTCGGGCAGCTGTCGTGGCACACCGGGTGACGAGTGGGGCAGTCTTTACACGGTGTCATCGTCATTTTCCAGCACCTTCGGCGGCATCGGCATCCAGCCCATCACGGGGCGGTCTATCTTGTTGTTGTAAACGCCGTCCAGGTTGAAGTGGCGGTATTCCCACCAGCCTTTCGGGATTTTGTAGTCGTCTCGCTCCTCGTCGTATGTTCCCCAATCGGGAAGGTCTTCCCAATACCATACGCTATCTTGTAAAAAAACGCTCCCATCTTCATAGTGCGCTGTCGTAATACTGTATCCGTCAATATCGTTGCGGTACAAAATCAGCACTTCGGTTTCGACTTCCGGCGGGTCGGTTTCCGGGTCTCTCCATACGGGCTGCAGGTTCTTGAGGTCAACAACCGGGGCAATCTCGATAAGCGATGACGGAACGCCATGAAAAGCAGCGTTGCCCTTGGTGATAATCATAACTTCGTGCTTGAGCAGCTCGTCACGGTCAATCAGCGTCATACGGCACGTCCTCCATTCTGAATCCGCACATCGGGCAAAACGGCGTTTTGAGGCTGCACGGATTGATCTCCCTGCATTCCGGGTTCGTGCAGCGCGTTGTGGGCACAAACCACGAGCCGTCTTTGCCGATATGGTCTTTGTACGAGCCGGGAACATCTTCCCAGTGCGCCACAGGCCGCAGCGTTTTCGGGTCGATGGTTGGAGCCTCGTCCACGCTGTTCAAGGCATCCTTATAGCAGCATTCTTCAATAGTGAACGGATTGCTTGCACGAAGGTTCATTTCAATGCGCTTGTGCAAAGCGTTCGCGTCAATCAATCTTTTATCGCTCATTTTTCAATCTCCCTTTCTTTGTTTTCGCAGGCGTTCCCGGCTGCGTGCCATAAGCTCCGGGCTTAAAATACCATTCCCGGACGGCTGTGCCATGTCTACGTGGTTGCCTTTTGCCCGGCTTCCGCCGATTGGGCAGAGCTGGTTATACTCCGCAGCGGTCTTGCAGCCCAGTCTTTTCGCTTCTTCCAGTGCCTTGCGGACATACGCCCAGCTATGGCCGCCCAGGTCTTCGCATTTTTTGATAATCTCCAAAACCAGCTCTTCGCCCAGCCGCTCCACATAACCGGTCAGCTCTTTTTCGCCAGCGCTGCTCAGTTTGCCGATGCTCTCACGAAAATAATCTATCAGATATTTCGTCGTCGTCCTCGTCCCTATATAGGAGGAGTCATCTTTAGATGACGACGACTTATCTATATCTAATATCTTATCTCTAATATCTGTATGGACATTTTTGGGGACATCTGCGTGGACATCCTGTGGACATTGTCCACAGTGTTCCGCTTCAATTTGACGCTGGTTCGTTCTTTGCAACTTTTTTTGTGCTGCATAATCGGTCTCGCTTCCGACCATTTCAGAGTGGTTTGCAAGCACCAGTGTGCCGTCTTTTTCCTGATAAATCAGCCCAAGTTTCGCGTAAAGTCCCAGTGCAACACGCACCGTATCGGTAGAAAACCACTTAGTATCGCGCTGAATCTTGTCCACGTCATAGGGAATGATCACTTCACCGATCTGCCGCGAAAGCCTGCCGTTGGTGTTGATAGTCATAAGGCAGAGCATCTGGTACAACACCACATAGTTTGCGCCGTTCTTCTGCCCCATGAGAAAATCCACCGCATCAGACCGCATAAAGCTGTCTTTGAGTTTCAACCAGTAGTATCTTTTTCCGGTAGCCGTATGCTTTCACCTCCTTTGCACGCCCGTATAGCCGGATAGCACAGCTTGCGAGGTCAGAACGGCAGGTCGTCGGCATCATCATTGATGGGATCGTACTCGGTAGATGGAGCCGGTTCTGGCGCGGCAGTGCTGTGCGGCGCGTAATCCGCAAGCGTTTCATCGGGGTACATCTGCGCACCCTGCAAGTCTGCCGGTTCTGATGCCGGTTCTGCAGGTTCCGGCGGCGGGCCTGGCTGCGCCATCAGATCGATCATTTGTTGCAGCCAACGGAACGTTACCAGCCCGCCGGGCTGAACATCATCCGCGTCCACATCGTAGTAGGTCTTGCCGTTGTACTCCCGCTCTTTCAGCTTTTGAGCAAAAACTGTGACCTGATCGCCTTTCTGCAGCATGCCGTCCCACTGGTCAATGCCGTGCCAGAGGTTCACGCCTACAAAAAAGCTCTGCCATTTTCCGGTCTCGTCCTGTGTGCGGCTGGCTTTCAGGTCAAACTTCAGCACCCGCTTCTGCCCTGCATCCCGGAGTACCGGGTCTTTGGCGATCTCACCGTGCAGCATGATGCCGTTCTTGGTCTGGACGATCATGCATCATCACCGCCAAACGGATCATCGGCGTTTTCCTCTGCAGAGGGTGCGTCCGGGGCAGGAATCAGGGTGCCTGCAGTCTTGCGGTGACGGTGGGAGCCTGCGTAAGGATCCAGCACCGGCAGTTCTTCAGGCGGCACCTCACGAGCAGTGCTTTCGGCATCCACACGCACCTCGCTCTCATCGTACAAAGCGCCAAAGGTGGACGGGAACGCCTCACGAAGGGCGTGTACCAAAGCTACCTTGCGGATCATGGTGGCCTTTTTGCCGTTCCAGAGGGATTTGCCGGTGTCATACTCGCTGAGCTTGACTTCCTCATAGCTGGCGCGGGTGCGGTCCTTGCGGTAGACCTTTGCCCAGCCGCCGAGAAGGGTCTCGCCGCCGTCTCCATCATAGACGATGGAACCCTCACGGTTCAGCAGCTGGCCATCTGCGGTCATGACGATCACGCCGGCTTCAAAACCATCGTAGGCCGGGTTACGCTCAGCCATCTGCAGATAGCAGTTCTTGCCCAGCACGATGGTGCTGGCGGTGTCATCGTTTTTGTTATCGTAGTGGATCAGGTAAGCCTCTTTGGTAAAGGGGTTCAGCTTGTACTGCTTGCAGGTCTCCAGAAAGATCTTGCACTCGGTGTCGGTGGCTTTGTCGCAAATAAAACGCCGTACTTCGTCAAAACTAACGACTAGGTGCTGGCCATCGGCAGCAGTGATCTCCACCGGAACGGACGGGGATGCGGCCTGCATAGCGGCGCTGCCTGCACGGTTGGCATTCTGGACGGAACGGTTTGCCAGAGACTGTGCGTTGGAAACAGACGAAGTAGGCGCGGGTGCGCCGGGATGAGTAAATGCCATAAGTAAGTACCTCCAAAATTATTTGATAGAACCATAGCGGAAGCCGCGCTCTGCGGCTCCCTGCTTGAACCATGCGATATCCTCGCGGGTGAACTCTACCCAGAAACGATACTGCTTGCGGGCAGGAGTTTCCGACTGTGCAGGTTCTGCGAATTTCTGAAGCATGCTGAAATCCAACCTGCCATCCGGCGTGATGGCTGCATTGGCCTGCGCCGTTTGAGCCGCTTCTGTGGCGATCTGGCGTTCTTCATCGGTCGGAGGGATAATGACCGGAGCGGTGGCCTGCACCCGCTCTGCGGCCATTCTCTCGGCCTCTGCGCGGCGCTGTGCGTCCCGGGCGTTCTGGCGGCGGCTATGCTCCACAAGGGCAGCGTTCAGGTTCAGTTCACGCAGATACTCCGTGGTGCAAGCTTCGGCATCCTCGCCGCAGGTCTCCCGAATCAGACGCAGCTCTTCCCGCCGGGTCTCTACGCTCTTGCGCAGCTCCCGGCTGGCCTTTGCCAGATCATAGGTCTTGTTCAGCCACTGGGACACAAGCAGGCGGTCAAAGGGGATAAGCTCCCGCAGTTCTCCGATGCAGTCGGCATAGACAGCCCGCAGCGCATCCTGCTTATCCTGCCTCTCGGCTTCCTCCACAGCCTTGACCTGCTGGTCAATGGCACCGGAGACGGCCTTGCACCGGGTCTGCATCTGCTTTGTGCTCTGCAAGAACTCTTCCAGCGGCTTCATGTAAAAGGCCTTTGCGCTGCGGGCAGCGTCCGAGAGCTGCTTATCCAGCTTGTTCACGGCGGCGCGGTCGGCCTTGGCATCCTTGATGGTGTCCGGGGTGTAGACGCGGCCGGTGTAGGCGGCCAGCATCTCGGTCAGATTCTGCTGCACCTCGGTCTCGTTCCACCGGATCGCGGGCAATTCCGGGTGCTCCACCCGGACGGTCAATTCTTCTTGCATAAATATTCACCACCTCTGATAAACTCTCTCACCATCGTTGTTATATACGATATAGGTATTGCGGGGATAGCCTTGCGCGTGTTCCTTTTCTGACAGTGCATCTGCCTGTCGGATCAGCTCTCCCACTGTCTGCGCAGAGCGCCTCTCTAAAAGTTTTGGCGGGTTTTCAAGCCCGTCATAGATCTGCATAAGCGCCACTTGTAAAACCTCCTGTTTTGTGTTATTTTTGTGGTGATGGGCGGCGAACTCATCACCCTTTGGGCTTGTCCGTGTTGGCGCACGGGCAGGCTCTTCTTTTTTGGCGGCGTATCGGCGGCAGACTGTCCACCTCATCACGCCAAATAAGCTCTTTCTCAAAAATGTACTTGCGAGCCCAACGCCTGCCGTTGCGGCTGTGGCTGCTTGCGGGCGCAAAACTGTTTGCGGTTTTGTAACCCAGCCGTCTGGCACACATCTCAGACGTACCGCTGGCAATCAGGTCTCCGGTCTTGGCATCGTACACGGTGTACCACATGACATGGAGGACAGTGTCAGGCATACGTGATCTCCCCGGACTCCTCTTGCAGCATCTCCCGCACGTTGTCCATTTCTTCGGCGCACATCTCCCAGACGTTTGCCCGTGCGGAGTATCCGGCCCGGACAACAATGTCATCTGATGCTTCGGCCTCTCGCCTGCAGCGCTCTGCAAGCCGCGTGTAGGATTTGACTTTGCCCTCAACGTACTCTTTGGCCGTCATCATGCCCCACGCTCCTGATTCTCCGGATACTCCGGGTTGCGGGCGTGGGTGCGGTTGATCTTACCGTACTTGCGCCGCTTTGCGGCTTTCTCCCTGTCCTCTGCTGCAAAGCCCAGACGAGCCAGCAGAACAGCGGCCAGAATCAGCACCAGCGACACCGAAAACAGAGTTCCGGAGATGTATCCGGTGGTCTGCGCGGTACCCTCTGCGCCCATAGCTGTTCCCATTCCAACGCCACCAAAAATGACGGCCATCCAGTAGTAAGTGGTAGATTTGAGTTTCATTCTTTCGGGTCCTCCTTTGTGTAAACCTTTTCAAGTTTGTAAAAATCCTTCATCCACGCCATAAATCCGGCGCGTGAGATCAGCGGGGCGGCGCTCTTGGTGTCAATAGACGGCACCGCCCATGCCGGGAAGCTGCCGGCCTGAATCATGCCGGCAAAGATCGGCTCGCTCACCGAAATGTTATTGTCACGCATGATCTGGCAGCACTCTGCAATTCCCATGTTCGGCTTCACTACCGCACTCCCCCTTTTTTTCTCTCAGCTGCCGCTTCATCTGGATATGCTCCAGCCGTTCCGGCCGCCTTGCGTCCCAACGCTGCTCTAGCCAACGCTTGTTGTAATGCTTCCTCACGGTTCAGCCTCCACAAACTCGCCATTTTTGAGGGTATAGTAAACGTTTTCTCTGATGGCAGAACCATCCACGCGGGCCATTTTGGCACAGATCATGTGGCCGTCATCATCGTACTCGGTCAGCACCAGATAGCAGCCCAGTGCGCCGCACGCCTTACCGCAAGCACCGTTTACAACGGCAATGCTATCTTTTCCGTCTGCTTTTGCGCTGCAAAAAGCCCCAGTGGCTGCCGCCGTGCTGTAATCGCCGCTGGAACCCGCCGTGCTGTAATCGCCGCTGGAACCCGCCGTGCTGCAATCGCCG